ATGAACAGTATCTAAATAATCTTAAATATAGTTCTAATAATGAATATAATTCGTATAAAGCTATAACCAAAGACAAATTACCATTTTATGGATCTTTAGACAATCAGACTTGTAGAGAAGCTATAACTGGTAATAAATCAAGAATGTCTCCAAAATATACTATTGGTCAAATAATTAATACGACCAATGCATATACAACTAAGATAAATAAATTTAATCCAATTATATCTGAAACGTCAGAGGATGCTATTTATTCTAATATGTATTCTAATGAAAATGGGTTTTCGTTAGATTTAACTGGTGAAATTATTTATCCATCAGCCATCTATAATTTACATGATACTGCATTAGTACGATATAATCCTTTATATTCTAAATATATAGATTTTACATCAACATATAGAGCTGATGCTAATAATTTATTTAATAATTTTATTAGAATTATGGAAAGCGATTCGGTTAAATATTTATATTCATTAACTAATCTCGGTGATGCAAATATTCAATATTCATCTTCTAATGTAATAAGAAATAATGATTTATTTTATATTAATTTTAGTAGAGCTAAAAATTTAAAATCTATTTATGGTCTTAAAAGTAAATCTAAATTAACGATCTTAGATTTACGTGGCACAAAGACAGATTTAACTTTAAGCTCAATCAAACCAGATGGTGACTTAAAAATAATGTTTAATCATGAATCCGGACTAAATTTATCCAATTTTATTAAAGAATTCAGAGGTAAATTTATAGCTGATCCATCAGTACCGTCCACATGCATTTCTAACTCTATAGCTACGCCTAATTCTATTCTTTCGGCATTTAGTGATGGAATAAATCTAGTAGATTTAAGTATGCATGAAATTAAAAATGATAGAAATATTAAAGATATAGTATTTGAAGATGTATTTTCTGGGTGTATAAATCTTAAGCACACTCCTAAGAATTTTAATAAATTAGCAGAAAATTCAACTACGAGTGCTAATTTTTCGGGCACATTCTATCAATGTAAAAAATTAGATCCAGCAGATTTAATTATAGATTTTTCAAATCATACTGAAAATTTAAATATGTATGCCCATTATTATGATTCATCTATGAATTTTATAAATAATACTATAGATTATAGTAAATTAAAAAATGCAACTTATATGTATGGACATACAACATTAGATATACCGCAAATGCCAGGGTATAATCTTAATAAATTTATATTTACTGATAAAATGAATCAGATATTTTACTCCACTACTATATCAAGTGTAGAATTGGCTAATATTTTAATAGCAAAATATAATAGCTTCGCTGCAACTGCTGGTAATAATAATTTGGCCATCTTCATCAATGCCAATTTACCTAACAATCCAGACCAACCAGGATTTGCTTACAATATTAAGACTAAATATAATAATCATAGTAAAATTATTACTGATGCCAAACTTAATATTGAATATACTGAACCAATAAGTAGATTAACAAGTCAATTTCATGGTATGAAAAATGTAGAGCAAGGTTATGATCTAAATCTACTCCAATCTAATAAATTTATTGATCAAATTACTGAAGTTACTGAATATAATTTAGGGGATAGAATCAAATCTAATTTATTTAATATTAAATTAGATAGATTAATGCTGCCTCCACGTATAATAGAAGATAGTGCGGCTGTTAGATTTATTCTTTCGGAAAAGTCTACAGAAACTAAACTTTTAGCTCCAACTAATAGAAATTATAAAGATAAATATTATGCAGAAGTTTATGGCATTAATAGAGATTTTGAATTAGAATCAAATTCTACTTATGCTAATATTGTAAATACTTTACGAAATGTATATGGGGCAGCATGCTCATGTATGTATAATCCTAATGAATATCAAAAGAATAATGAAGGATTATATATGGAAGATGGTCCAGATGATGATCATATATTACATGATAGTATTATTCACTATGATAGAAAATATCCAGTTAATATAAAGATATATTACCAAGATTATAAAGATGATCAAGGTATTCCTACAAGTGCTGCTACTCTAATGAAAGAAATAACTTCAGTAGATGGGATAAGCTATCTTTCTATGTTTACTGGTGCCGATAGTCGAGATAAAAAGACTGCAGCTGTCTTTATTAATAAAGAAGATGGTCAGCAGGAACGTATTGATTTTACTAACTTCTCTAGTAGAAGCAAGACTATTTTAATAGTCATTTCTAATGGTCAAAATAAGATTGTAGTAGCGTTATATAGAGTTAATTATAATAAATATGTAGTATTATATGATGAATCTTGTAGACTTAAATGGGCTTCATCTGAGTCGCCTTATAATATTTCATTCATAGCTAATAATGATTATATTGACGAATCTTTAAAATCTAAACCTAGAGCTACAGAGATTCCTGCCAATGAATGTACTATTACATTTAATACTAATTCTATCGATAAAGTTACGATGGCTGAGTTACAAGAATATATTAAGTGTGTAAATTATCGTAGATCTAAACCAGTTCATGCTATAATCAAAGTTAGAGATAAGGATAACTGGGATAAGATTTTAGCTACACAGACAATTTAAGGAGAATTCTTATGAGAAAATATGCACAACTTTTTCATGGAGAAGTAATTTATATTATTGATTCATTTGCATCTTTAAGTGATTTAAGAGAACACTTTTCTCAAGATACAGTATGGCTTGATGTAACTGACGTAGAAGATATCGAAGTTGGTTATATTCAAGTTGTAGATAAAGATGGTAAGATTACATTTAGACGTAGTATCGATAATGATTTTGATTCATTAGACGATTCTGATATCTATTCAGATGGCCATAAGCTAAAGGATCTTAAGTTCAAATTAGATCAATTTATCCTAGAACGAGTTCCTAGTTTGATATCTTTATATGCTGCTAGAGACCTAGATTTTGAATCTGAAGCAAAAAGATTAGAATTTGAATGGTAAGAAAGAATACCCCATAGGAGTTGAACTCCTATGGGGATTATATTAGAATTTCATCAAATGATGATTTATCCATGTAGCCTAAAATATACATATTACGTATTAAAGATTTTTAATCAATATATTCAGAAGGAGTAACTTCTTTTGGATTATATATTATTATTGTGATTCATATATCTTATATTTATCTTAAGGAGGAAAAGTATATGAAAATTTTTAGCGTATGTGCAAGAGTAGACTACAATTGTCAAGATGTTATTGACTTAGGTTTATTTAAGTCCTCTAATGCTGCGTTATTAGCGATGAAAACATTTATTGATAATCATGTTAGATCCGCTAGTAAAATTAGTATAGAGCTATTTGCCTTTAGCGATAACACTTTGAACGATGATGCTAGTCTTCCATATACGACTACAGATCTTATGTATAATCCTAGTACTAAGAAGTATGATGATCTAAATCCAGTATTATTTGTATGATGCTGGTAGGAGGGAGATTAAATTCTCCCTCCTTTTATTTTTTTTGTAAAAATAACACCCATAGGAGTTGAACTCCTATGGGGGATATTTTTTATTAGTATTTCATCATTGGATAGAGATTGATGTGATCTGGATGAATATGTGGATCATTTGAGCTATATACACTAGAAGAGTTAGAAGCATCAAATTTTAATAACTTACCAAAGTATTGTTTACCGAAAGTTTCCATATTTGCACCAGTATTTGTTGGATCACTATCTTTAACAAATGCACCAGAAGCATACTCGATACCGATCTGTCCGCCAATACGAATAGCCATTTCACCAGTAATTTTAGGAGCACTAGATGTAACAAAATTACCAATATCTGGAGCATCAACATCTGCTTTTAGATATACATATGTATAATTTGGCAAGAAGAATTTATCAGTACCAGATTTTCTAAATAGACCTTTTTTGTTTATATCAGTAGTCCAAAGACTATTCTTTTCTACAAATTCATAAAGTCTAGGATATCTAGAAATAGAAACTTCTGCACCATTAGCTAATATATAACCATCTGGTTTATAAGGTAATAATACAAGTTCTCCAATAAGATGATTATCATCTTTGTCAAAATATTGTACTGTAGAATTACCTTCTAGGTTAATAATAGCACCTATAACATTGCTATTATTTTTCAATGTAGTAGCATTATTATTATTTACAAAAACTGCATTATTAGATACAACTTGGTATGCTTTTCCTTCATAGATGAATTTTTCACCTTTGACAAATTTAGCATTAGTATTCCAAATTCTATATCCACTTTGCATTTCAATAGCTTTAATTAGAGTTGTAGCTATAGTTTCTACACTACTATTAGCAGTTTGTGCAATCTGTCTAATAGATTCCATAGTTTCACTTACAGTAGAGACATTGGCTAATTCTAACCAGTCATTATTAGACTTATTATCTAAAGCAAATTTAAGAGTTTTTGTTGATCTATTATAACCAAATTGACCAGCAAAGTTAGGAACACCACTTAAGTTACCGCCAATATTGAAATGGTCAACAGATAACCAACCGTTTTGGCCATCAGCGATATAATATTGAACTCCACCATATGGTGCCCAACCTGGCGCAATTTGACCTTTAGTAATACCACTCAATTTAGGAGGAGTTACATAAGGTCTAAATATAGTATTACCATTAGATGGAACTACAGTTGTATTCCAGTTAAATGGTGTATTTACTAAAATTGTACCACCACCAGATGTATTCATTACATAGTATACATTGTTAGCGGTATTTGTATCGCCACCTACAGTGATATTAGAGTTAGGGCTAGTAGCCAAACCAGATCTAGCACTACCGTTTAATGTGATATTATTACATACTACATTAGAGCCATCTGTTACTAAGATATGAGTAAATCTATCTCTTAGAACTATACTATTATTAAATGTGCATCGTTCAAATCTACCATTAGTATTACTCATTACTATATTTGCATAGTCAGTATCAGATGCTACAGTAGGGTATACTTTAAATTGGATATTTTCAAATCCTACATATTTAGAATCTTTAATGATTAATGGTGGTAAGAATACATTACCACTACCATCACGTTTGAATTCTAAATGACTTTGAAGATTTTTAATTACAACCCCAGTTCTTGTACCGGAATCTGCAAAATCATTTAAATGATCATCACCAGTATAATCACCTGATTTAATATTAACATTTATATCACTATAGTTATTGGAGTGAACAAATCTAATTACGTCACTTAAATTATTAAACGGTGTTTCTTTATCACCAGTTCTATAATTTCCAGTATATGATTGATCTAAATAGATATCTAATGCAGATCCCTGCATATTAACACCATCACGTAATATTCTGGAATTATAACTAACACTATTATTTTTAGAAGTATATGTAATTTTAATATCTTCTACTTGATCACCAAGACCGTAAATATTAGCACCAAGCTCAGATAATGTAACTTGGTAATTATGACCAACTGTATTACCACGAAGTTGTTTAGCATTTGCTGTAACTACAACATCAGTAGGACTAATTTTGCGATATACTGCTGGCATTTCAGTAATACCATGATGATGAGATTTAAGTAAATCTACATTAGAAGGTACATACTTAGCGGTATTTTGCATACCTTCAGTTAAGCAATCACCTTCTAAAACAATATTACGGCCGATATAACTAACTAATAATCCGATAGATAAATTATTATAATTATTATTAGCTTTATTACCAGTTCTATAATAATCATAATCTGCTTGAGAATTATTATAGAAAGTTAGTTCAGCACCATTAAAAGATTGCAACCCATTAGGGGCAACTTCACATGGGATATTATTAGATGCACATAAGTTATTATATTTATTATATAAACTTTGCAATACTGATTGACTAATACCATTTGGACCACTAGTAAATGCAGTTTTAGATACATCAGGAAGATAAACTTTTTCTACCTTTTTGCCAGTAATTAATTTTTCTAAATTACCATAATGATCAGCATGGAAATGTGTAATCAAAATAAATTTAAATTTAGTTACGATGGTGCAATCGCCTAAATCGGTTTCTGCACCATATTTAGGAAAGATAACACTTAAAGATTTTTCATCAGCTTTTTGTATTTCTTTTTTGAATGCTGTTAATTCATTTCTGAAATTATTTACAGATTCATCTAATTCAGGGCGATAGATAGTTACTTGATTATTAGAGCCTCTACTACGAGAAACTTTATAAACAACTAACTCAAATGTATCACCTTTATCAGCAGAATAACCTAATAAAACTATAGATTTAGAAGTTTCACTAAATTTATAGTTAATACCTTCTGTCAATCTAATACCATCTTGGAATACTTCTAATTTATCAGTACCAGGATTGTAATTTAGTGCATCAAATTTGATACTAGACTCACCATCAGTAGCTGCAGTATATGTATAAGTAGTACTATCAATAAGATATGGCATACCATTTGTTACATACAAACGATTAGATTTAGAATCAAATTGTAGTGATAATTCATCATTAGCTTTAATTTGACCGGCTTTTACTGGAGATGCGCCGACAAAAATTGGATAAGATACGCCACCAACCGTAATTGTGGCATTATCTGCAACGTCAGCATGGAAACGAGTTAATAGGATATTACCATCGATTAGTTTATAATCATCAGATAAGTTAGTTCCCATATGTGAATTATCATCTTTAGTAGTACAGCGGATAACGATAGCGCTTCTATCCATTAAGTTAGCCATTACATCATATAGACCTTTAACTGCTGCACTTGTAGCAACTGCAGTAGTATCATTAGTCATATAGTCATTGCTATACTTAACCATTCTATCGATAGGAATAGTACCTTTAGCGATATATGCACCATCAATGAAATTCATTGTTTCAAGCTTAGGAGCTTGAGTATTATATATGAATTGGAAGTTGATAGTACGGTTGATATCTACTTCTTCTTGGAAAGTAATAGTATTATTTTCCACAGAATAACGGTTTGGATAGATTTGAACTGTACCAATATATACTAGCATAGCGTTAGGATAATTGAAGTATCCTTCAAATGGTACAGGAATATTGAAAGTTTTACCTTTCTTAGTAACTACAATAGAATCAAAAGAAGAAGAAATATGGGAGATTTGTCTAACTTTAGATTCTACAGTTTCACCATCATCAGTGTAAACTTGAGATGCAATTGTTAAAGGAGCGAATCGTTCTTCACCTTTAACTAAAGTTGTTGGAGTGATATTTTTATAATCACCAATAACTTTACTAATTTCTTGGGAAGCAATTACATTATTCCAGTTCTTTTCTTGAGTCCAAGTATAGAATAATTGAGTTCCCTTTACATAGTATACTTTGCCAGCACTAGCTTTATCATTATTAGATAATTTAAATCTGTCGGCATCTGTATCTAAAGCTACAAAAGAAGAAGTTTTAAAACGAATGTCATAAGCAACGTCATAAAATGCTTCATTTGTGTCATTTGTTAATATAAACTGACCTTCGGTAATAGGGACCTGAGATAAATCGGCCCGATTAGAAGGTGTAAATTTTAAAGTCGCCATCTAAATAAACCTCCAGATTAATTATCGATATTTGCGTCTTTACCTACAAAGGTAGGAGAAACGGTACAGAACCAGTTAATACCACCATCATAAGAATTAAGTCTAACTAGTTGAGCTTCATTATTCTTACTAGGAATGATACGCTTAGGTAACTTAAGTTCAATACCATCTTTACGAGTAATATGTACATTGAATGCTTGAGCCCCAATATTATGAGGACTAAGAATCAATATGATTTCTTGAGTTGTATCAGTTACAGCTTTGATGGTAAATTGAGGTTCAGCTGTATCTAGTAGGAAGTTATATACAACACCAGGAGTGATTTCTTTAGAAACACCACCAGCTAAGTTAACTTGAGATTCTTGTCTTAAGTTATTTCTATTAGTATTAGCAGCCTCAAGAGCTCTAATTTTAGGTAATGGATCTTCAGCAGATAATAATCCATTTACTTTAGATTGTAATTGAGCAAAGCTATTAGTTAATGTATTTGTAGTTTGTTCAACTTTCAATACATTTTGTGTTAAGTTAGGAATAGCTTCCAATGCAGTAAGTCTTGTTTTATAAGAAGTTAAAGTATCACCAATATTCAAGTTATCATAAGCATCAATACGTGCACCTAAAGCATCACGTGCTTGAGTATTAGTAGCATTATATTTCTTTAATTCTTCTAATTCACTATTAACCAATCTAGTTCTAGTTTCAATACCATCAGAGATAGTAGAAACTTTTTGTTTCAATTCATTAATAGTGGCAGTATTATCACCAGCTTGCTCTAAGGTGGATACTTTTTGTTGTAGAATACTAATCTGAGGTCCATAATCTGTTTTAGCTTCAATTTTATCAACCTTACCTTCAACAGTTTTAACTCTAGCAGTTAAGTCTTCTTTTGCTTCTAAAGCAACAAGACGTTTCTTAGCATCATCAATACCAGTTGTAACAGCTTTTACATTATTAATTGCAGATTCAATCTTACCATTAAGGCCATCAGCTGTTGTTTGAGCACGAGTAGCAGTTTCTTTTGCAGTATCAACATCTCTTCGTAAAATAGGAAGATCTGCGTATTGATCTGCTGTAATTTTAATTTTAGCTACATCATCTTGAAGTTTCTTAAATTTTTCTGCATCAGGAGGTGCAGTTTCTTCTAAGTGACGTACACGGTCTACGATATCAGTATCTGTACGGGCTACCCATTTAACTACATTACCATCCTTAACTGGGTATGTATTATTATTTGCACTTTTGAATCCATTAATTTCAATATTACCATCAAAATTAGAAATGGAATCATTATCGAATTTGATTTGAGGAACCCGATAACGCTTATTAGGTTCATCTAAAGTTTTGATATTAAATTCAGATAATTGTTTAATGTATTCGCCTAGGTTTACAACACCTACGCCTTTGATATTGAATGTATAATTAGATAAGTCTACATTCTTCTCTACTTCTTTTAGAATAAGTTCTGTTATATCAAAGATAACAGATTTATCTTCAGCCGAAACTACATATAGCTTGCCCTTTTTATAGTCAAATAAGATTTCTTTCTTCTCTGCCATAAAACGAGAGTTATAATCTAATGCTATAAGAGGGACACGAAGACCATTATAGTTGGAAGTTGCCATTATCGTTTACCTCCTTGAAAAGTTAGATAATTACATTAATGTTCAAAAATAGAGCTAGGACACAAAAGGCCCTAGCTCTATAGTTTTGAACTTAATTAACCATTTTTATTTATAATAGTATCACCATTGTGAATAATAACTTTATCGATATCAATGATTTCATTTTCATCGTCAAAGTCAATTTCAGGTAATGGTTTATTAAATACTGGTTTATCTTTTTCTAATATAGCTTCCTCTTCGGAAATTACATGAGATAAACTTGGGTCTCCAACTAATTCGCTATTCTTAGGCTCTACATTTAGTTTTTCATAATTAATATGAGGGTTAGCTAAATGATCAGCACTAAGAGTATTAGCAATATACATATTTTTATTGAAAGTATTTACATCTTCTACTGCAGTAGTAAATGAAATACCAGCAGCACCATGCAACTTCTTATTTTCATATCTAGTCATATCTAATTGAGTAGATGTAGTTTGAGGAGTTACATAAATTGTATAGCTTTCTAATGGTTTTACTTTGATATATGTAGTAACTTCTTCAGGGATAGTACTAATGCTTCTGGAAGCAGATACGCCATTAGCCAATAGATAATTAAATCTTTGTCTATATGTAGTATTATTACCAGAGCTATCAATTACATATGTATCTGTAGGTTCTACAAAACCAACTTCAGTTGTACCAATAGCAAACTCCGTATGATCTGTAGCAAATAATAATTCACTACCACCAATAACAGTATTTAGCAATGTAGAGTCATATTCATTTGCAATTCTATCGTAGAATTTATTTACATCTAGATCTTCTATATTACCTGGCTCTGGAATAGGGGCAGTAGAGAAGTCAATGTAATTATATCCACAGAATTGGAAGCTTGCAGAATGTCTATCAATATGATTTGGATTGCTATCTGTAGGAGTACTCTTATATCCACTACACATTGTAAGAATAATTTCAGCTACATTATCAGGACAAGTCCAATAGAATTCCCCTGGATCAGTAAATGGCTGATTATATTCAAGTATTGTATCATCGCTGTAGATTTCAGCAAAGTCTTCAATATATTCATCAGCTACTCTTGTAGTATCGCCTTTATATAAAACTACAGCAGAATGTCTATCAGAATCGAAATTAATTCTATAAGGTAGATTATATTGAGGCAAATCAGTCTTGCATAAATTATATGCAATATTTACAAATCCATTTTCAGGAACTTTGATTCTATATTTTAAACCTGGATAAACTTTTACATTAGTGATTACTTCTTTATGATAGTAATTTGGTCTGAATCTACCGCGAGTAACTTCATTATCATTTAATCGTTTAGGTATAAATGATGGTTGGAAATTATTCTTATCTAAATCAAGATTTGTAGAATAAGGTTTATCTAATGG